GTAGATTTTTGGGAAGAACGATTTTTTCTTTTGCGGGTGTTTCCCGCTTATCCATTTATTTACACCTCTCATATAATGGCTATGGCTGATTATATGCGGTGCAAACCAAAAAAAGCCCTCTGCACAAGGCTTTTCGGGATATTGTTTTTTATGTAGCTAACTAGGGGGGAGTTTTTAGTAACATGAAAGGACGCTACCGAAGCGGGGACGATATGGAAATATACTTAAAAGGGCATAGCGGCGATTATATAAGCATACACCGCAAAAGCCGCGAACCCGAAATATTACACTCCCCGGCGTTATCNCTTGCAATATGCGTACAGCCGTATATCATAACAAATGTACTTGTNGATGATGAAAACAACGGCAAAGGATTAACCGGGCGCATTATATTTGCATTTCCCGAAATGAGAGCCGGGACGCGCAAAGCCAAAAGCAATGTAAAACCGTTAAACGAACCGTACAACAGCATAATTTATTATGCATTCAAAAAAACTGTAAACATGGAAGAACCCAAAACAATAAAACTATCAGATGAAGCGGACGCATACGCAGAAAGTTATTTTTATACGCCGGAGAAACGCATAGAGGACGGTTTAGAAAGTGCTATGTCATGGAATGGGAAAGCGTTTGGACTTTCTATAAGAATAGCGGCGTTATTTCATGCGTTCCAATGTTGCGAGAACAAAACCGAACCCGCCGAAATCCCTATTAGTGTTGAAACTATGCAAAACGCCGTNAAAGTTACGGAATGTTTAGCGGTACACGCNGAAAAGGTTTTCGNCGGTGATAATCAACATAATGACGCGCTTTATTTATTACGCCGCATAAAGCGTCACGGACAAAAGGAAATNAAAAAACANAAAATTTGGCGCGCCGTAATGTCACGGTTTAGAAAAGCGGAACGGTTAGACGAGATATTACAGTTTTTAGAGGGGCGCGGATATTTGCGGGTAGAGAAAAACGCCACAGGGGGCAGACCGGCAGAAACAATAAAAATCAATCCCGCTTTATTTGATGAAAAGCCGCCACAGCAACCGGCGCATTAAAATACACAATATTTGCAAGGGGCAAAAATACGGTTTTGTTAATGGGCGCGTTTTCGGTGCATTTGGGGTACACTCCAAAGCATACAACCGGGAACGCGCCCATATACTTTATAAAGGAATCCCATAAAATCAATGTTTTTGCTGAAATCTCAAACGCAGAAACGCAAAAACACCATGCTAAAAGTGCTAAAAGCCTTTTTTATATATTGCGGGTGCAAACGTGGTACATGGGACAAATAGCAGTATACCAAAAATACTCGCATTTGCATAAAAATTTCATACAGCGGATTATCTTATACAAGCTATGAGGGACAAAGCATAAAAATACATAGAAAAAGCTAATGCACCAAAATAACTATTTTTCGCAAAACGGCAAAAACGCCGCTTGCAATTTTGGGGAAGTGGTACAGGAATATTCATTGATATTACTGCATATTCATCAATAGGACAAAACATTAAAAGTCTGTTAAAGCGTGTAAATACGGTACATGGGACAAAGGAAAATGCACCGATTTTACAGCATTTAGCGGGAAAAGGCTTTTAGCACTTTTAGCATGGTGTTTTTGCAATTTTGCCACCGAAATTTTAACCGCGAGGGGGGTGAACGATTGAACTTTATAACAAGGCTATTCAAGCCCAAAGAACAAACAAAAGCGGCGGCGGGTGTATTGGAATTGCGTTCCGGCTTTTCACCATTTACAGGCGCGGCATATGAAAACGCTATATTCCGGGGCGCGGTTGATACGTTGGCAAGGCACACGGCAAAATTAAAACCGTACACAAAGCCAACAATACAAAAACTTGACCGGCTTTTACAAACAGAACCTAACCCATATGTGACCGCTTATGATTTGTTATATAAAGCGGCTACAGCTTATTTTTGTGACAATAATGCTTTTATTCTCATACACCGCGACAATAACGAGAATGTAACCGCGCTTTACAATCTCACACCGGCAAGCGTTGAATTTTTGCAAAGTGATAATAACTTGTATTGNAAGTTAATTTTCAAAGACGGCGNAAACGTGATAATTCCCTATGCGGATATTATACATTTGCGGCGGCATTTTGCAAAAAATGAACTTTTGGGAACGGATAACGCCGCATTATTCCCGGCATTGGAAACAGCACACGCACAAACAGAGGGCATAAAAACCGCTATACAAAATGGCGTAACAATCCGGGGAATTATCAAAACAACGCTTGTTTTGAATGAGGAAAAACTAAAAGAAGTCAAAGACAATTTTGTAAATGACTATCTACAAATGAGCAATAACGGCGGGGTTGCGGCGTTAGATTCTAAAATGGAGTATACGCCGATTAACCCAACAGCGGTAACAATAAATACAGCGCAATTACAAGCGGTACAAAATCAGATATACGCATACTTAAATATATCTGAAAATATCGTAACCGGCAAATATAACGAGGACGAATTTTCCGCATTTTACGAAAGTTTAATAGAACCGTTAGCATTGCAAATGAGCCTTGAATTTTCCCGCAAGATATTTACACCGCGAGAAAGGGCATTTGGGCGAGAAATCATTTTTGGCGGGGAACGGTTAGAGTTTGCAAGCGCGAAAACGAGAATATCCATGCTGAAAGAACTTTTACCATACGGACTATTAACGATAAACGAAAGCCGCAAAATATTATCACTCCCGGAATTGTTGGACGGTGATAAACGCTTGCAAAGTTTGAATTTTGTAAACGCCGCAAAAGCGGACGAATATCAAGAAATCAAGGGAGAGGAAAATGCAGAAACGAATATGTGAAGTGAGGGCAACAGAAACGCCGTTAATTATTGAGGGTTTAGCTATACCATACGACACACCGGCGGAAATACACGGTTATACCGAAATTGTGAGAGCCGGGGCATTAGACGGCGTAAATTTAGATGATATTCTGTTATGTTGTAATCACAATATGGCAGATGTTCCCTTGGCAAGAAGCCCCAAAACTATGACATTAACCATAACCGGCGCAGGCTTGGAATTTAAGGCAAATTTACCCGATACGGAACAAGGGCGCGAGGTTTACACAGCCGTCAAGCGTGGGGATTTAACAAAAATGTCTTTTGCGTTTTCCGTTGCTGAAAACGGCGAAACATTCGAGAACAACACACGCACGATAACCAAAATAGAGCGGATATTTGAAATAAGCCCGGTAAACTTTCCGGCGTATGATGATACGGCGGTTTTTGCACGCAATAAAAATATGAGTGAAAAAGGAGAAAACGCAATGCAGAATTTTAACCCGGTAACAGGCGCAACGGCGGCATTTGACGAAAGAAACAGCGCGGATATTACAGGCGCGGAATACAAAAGCGCGTTTTTTAAGTCAATGTTAGGGCAAACACTAACAGCCGCAGAAACCCGCGCATATAACGCCGCAAAAGCTGACAAACGCGCAGACGCTTTTAATACTCTTACCAATTCGGCGGCGGTTGTGCCGGACGCTACATTAAACGAAATCATAAGCAAGGCGCGTACAATGGGCGGTTTATTTGCTGAAATCCGTATGTTTAATATTCCGTCAAATGTTACCGTACCCATAGGCACACCGACCGGGGCGGCGTTGTGGCATATCGAGGGTACACCGGTTGACCGCACCAAAGCAGATGTGAACCCGGTAAATTTTGCGGGGTATGAGTTGTTAAAAATCTTTTCGTTATCCGTTGCGGCGAAGCGCATGAGCGTTACAGCGTTCGAGCGGTATATAACAGAGGAATTGACCGAAAGCATACGCGCCGCATTAAATGACGCAATATTAAACGGTACAGGAACAGGGCAACCGACCGGCATTTTAAGCGGCATTACATGGGACGCTTCAAACAGCATAGATATAACTACATTTAGCGGGGACGATATTTTAACGCTTATGTCTATGCTTGCGCGTGGGTACAGCAACGGCGCGAAATTCGCGTTATCTTCTCATACGCTTTTTAATCGTGTACACAAAGCAAAGAACGGAAACGGTGATTATATTTTTACAACCGATAACCAAAACGACAATATTATACGCTTGTTTGGTTATCCGATTGTAGTTGATGATTTTTTACCAGATGATACCATTCTTTTCGGAAACTTCAAATATTACGGCGTAAATATCCCGGAGGGTATAGCGGTTGAGGTATCGAGGGAAAGCGGCTTTACAAGCGGTTTAATTGATTATAGGGCAATGGCAGTTGCAGACGGTAAACCGCTTGTACAAGAAGCGTTTGCAAAACTTACGATAACACCGGAATGAGCAAAAACGAGGTTGCAATACTCACCATAGACGAAGCGCGGGATATTTTACGCATAGACGGTACAGACAATGACGCGCAAATAACCGCGCTTGTAGAAGCAATCCCGGCGTATTTGGAGATAACAGCCGGGTGCAGAGCTGATGAGGGGAGCGGCGCATATTCACCGCTTGCAAAGACGGCGGCGCGGTTTATTTTGCAGTTGTGGTATTTTGGGGAAAGTGCAGATACCGAAAAATTAAAGCGCGTTATTGATAATCTGTTAAAGGCGTTATCGTATGAATGATAAATTTTACAATAGTCAAAAATGGCGCAAGGTATCAAAAATATTCTTGCAATCAAAGCATTATATTTGTGAGCGTTGCGGCGGCGTTAGTGAGGTTGCACACCACAAAATATATCTTGACCGTTGGAACGTGCATAACCCGGAAATAGCATTAAACTCGGATAATTTAGAATCGTTATGTTATGCGTGTCATAATGCGGAACATGGGAGCGCGGGCGCGGCAACAGCGGCGGGGGNATCATTCGACAGCGCGGGTAATGTCGTTTTTACTCCCCCCTCTTTCCCGCCAAAATAAAACATGAATCAACACCGGGCAGGGGGTTCACTTTTCCTCTCCCTGATTTTTCTGAAACTTTTATAAAACATAGGGGTGACATACCATGAGAAAGACCAAAGACCAGTTGAGATTAGAGCAGTTACTAACACTTATACCCGAAGAAAAGCAAACAGCCGGGGAGTTTATTATAGACGAGATATTATTTCTCAAAAAGCCTTTGAGAGATTGTAAAAAGAAACTGGAAACCGACAGTAGCGAGGTACGCAACTATGATACCCTCTGTAAGCGTTATTCCGCGCTTATAAAGCAATTAACCGATTTACTACCCAAGAAGCCGCCACAGGACGAAATAGACGAATTAAAGGCATTTATAAAGGGGTAAGCCTATGAGTTATATAGAGCAGTATAACGCGCTTATTCAAGCCGGAGAGATACCGGCTTGTAAGCGTTTGTTAAAAGTGTACGGCAATTTGTCGAATAATATAAAAAATGGTGATTTTATCCTTAGTGCTAAAAAAAGTACCCGCGCCGTGGAATTTATAGAAAGGTTCTGCAAACACTCAAAAGGCGAGTGGGCGGGGCAGTCTGTACAGTTAGAATTGTTCCAAAAGGCGGTTATTGAGGCTATATTTGGGGTAATTAACCCGGTTACAGAGTTGCGGCAATTTAGAGAATGTTTCTTTTTGGTGGGAAGAAAAAACGGTAAGAGTACGTTGCTTGCGGGTATTGCTTTATACATGATGTTAGCAGATAACGAGGGCGGCGCGGAGATATACAGCACCGCCACAAAGTACGCACAGGCAAGGTTAATTTTTGATGAAGTACATAACATGGTTAAACAATCCCCACAGCTAAAAAAACACGTTAAAAAGCGTAAAATGGATTTATTCCATGAAGCTACATTTAGCAAAATACAACCGCTTGCGCGTAATTCTGATACATTGGACGGATTAAACGCACATCTCGTAATTATGGACGAATTACACGGCGTAAAAGACCGCAACTTATACGAGGTAATGAAGCAATCACAGGCGGCAAGGCGGCAACCGTTATTGATTATGATAACCACAGCCGGAACGGTTAGAGAGTGCATATTTGATGATATTTATAAATATGCGTGTGATATAGCGGACGGCGTTTTTATTGATGATAGTTTTTTACCCATTATATACGAATTAGACAGCCGGGACGAATGGCAAAACCCGGCGGCATGGGTGAAAGCTAACCCGGCGTTGGGGAGTATCAAGCGTATTGATGATATTCAATTTAAGGTAGAACGCGCAAAGAATAACCCAAGCGATTTAACCGGCATACTCACAAAGGATTTTAACATAAGGGAAACAGCTAAAACGGCATGGTTAAGTTATGACGATATTAACAATGAGGAAACATTTGATATAAACGACTTCCGGGGCGCGTTTGCAATCGGCGGCGCGGATTTGTCTATTACAACAGATTTAACTTGTGCGACCGTGCTTGTGATGAAGCCGGGGGACGATAAAAAATACATTCATCAAATGTATTGGTTGCCGTCTGATAATCTACGCGACCGGGTAAAGATTGATAAAATACCATACGACCAATGGTACAGCCGGGGTTTGTTGCGGTTATGCGAGGGTAATTGTATCAATTATTCAGATGTTACAGCATGGTTTATGGAAATGGTGAAAGAAACAGGATTAACAATAGCATGGGTTTATTATGACAGCTACAGCGCAAAGTATTGGGTACAGGAAATGACCGCCGAGGGCTTTAATATGGAGCGTTGCATACAGGGTGCTAAAACCCTATCACTCCCCATGCAGATGTTAGGGGTAGACTTGCAAGCGAATAGAGTAAACTACAATAATAACCCGGTTTTGAAATGGTGTTTAACCAACACAGGCACACAGACCGACCGCAACGGCAATATAGTGCCGGTTAAGAATCAGTCACCAAAACAGCGCATAGACGGTACAGCAAGTTTATTAAATGCCTATGTGGGACTGTATGAGCATTACGCAGAATACACGGCGGCATTATGATAATTCTTTTTTTGGCGGGAAAGGGCGGGAACATATGCGGAATTTGAAAGACAAGAAGATTACCATATACAGGAAGTCAAGAATAAAAGATAGTGCGGGATTTGGGACAACTACTTACAAGGCTATCCATGCGGGGCGGTTGTGGGCTTATGTCCGGCAATTATCGGCGGGGGAAGTTTACGCCGCAAAGACGGTACAGCAGAAAGAGGAAATGCTTTTTACTATAAACTGGCGCAACGATATAAACGCCGCTGATTGTGCTATTGAGTACCGGGGCGTTATCTATGACATAACGAGAATAGACACGTTCGAGGGGTACAAAGAGGACTTGAAAATTTACGCCGCTATAACCGGGACACAGCTAAAACAGGGCGATTTTGAGGAGTGGGAGGGGTAGCACCTTTCCATTTTTTTGTTGAAATTTGGGACAAGGTATTGTATAATTATAGCATGGTGAGGTTGGAGTAAACCTAAAATTGATTTGAGGGGGGTATTTCCAATGATGACATTTATTGAGAACAATTCAGAATTTATGTTTGGTATATATTCCGGCTTAACCGTAGCTTTTTTGATTTTTGTTTTTGGAAAGTTAATGAAATTCATAAAACGATTTTTTTCAAGTACGAATGTTGTCAATGTCTATCAAAAATCGAAAATTATGTATATCTATGAGAATCAAGCAAAAGCAGATAAACATATACTTGAGGACGCAAAGCAATCAAATAAAATATATATCTTGGCGTTTTATGAAACTCCACTTTCTGATGTAACAAGCGAATGGAATAAACTACTAAAAACCAAAAATGGAGATATTAAGATATTGTATTCAAACCCTAATGGCATATGTAGTGAAAAGCGAATAAATGAACTTAATATCTCTATTACGTCCGAAATAGTGAACTCATATTCGGAGGGAATTAAGATACTTCAAAAAAATAATAATAGTATTAAATTGTCGTTTTTTGATGAATTTATACGCTTCAAATTTTTTATTTTTGATGATGTTATGTATTTGGGGTTTAGATTAAAGCATGAATCAAGTGACAATTTGCAAATATATAAAATTAACAAAGATAGTTATTTGTACAAGGCTTTTTTAGAGCAATTTAATGATTATTGGGAAAAATACAAGGCGGTTTTATAATTGTAATACATTGGGGGCTTTATAATGTCTGATATAATTATTGGTGCGATTATTGGTGCAATTATAAGCGGCGTTGCAGTAATTATTGCGGCGATTATTACTGCTGATAAATTAAACCTAAAAATCACAAGAAAAAACAAGTTGATTGAACAGGATTTTTATGGAAGTTGGGAAAAAGGTTTTAAGAAAGCTAAAAACGATATATTTATTAGCGGATATATTCTACATAAAGTAGGCGATTCGCTAAAATATCATACACCAAAAGATGATGTTCAAATTCGATTACTTTCGATAGATACAACAAATGAAAATATGCTTAACGAATTTTGCAAAAGATACTATCCCAAAATGGAAGAACAAAAAAAAGAAAAAATACTCTCATCAAGAAAAACTTACGATTCTACTATTGTGCAATTGAAAAATGACAACCCCAATATGAACATTGTGGAAAAAATAACCAAACGCTCATTGAATTGCGTTATTTTCGCCATTGACATAATAAAGCCAAACAAAAACTCGTTCATTGAAGTTTTCTATTTTGTAGAGGGTCAAAGAATGTCTAAAAAAAGGGTTGCGCTAATAGCTTACCGTGATACTAAATTGTTTGATGAATTGAGGGAACAAATTGACTTTTTATGGAATGAAGATACAGATAATTTAATCAAGACACAATAATACACAGAGCATAACCACCGCGCAAAGGCTACATTTCCCTTTGAATTTGAGTGCGGTTTTTTGGTATAATAGGGACAATCAGACGAGAATTTTTTATGTGTTTTTTATATAACTCTCCTTTGTGAGGAAATTTACTGTATAACTCTTTTGCAATAAGGCATCGCCTTTGTATTTTTCGTTTGAGAGTATACTTCGAATGGATGACGAACTCCATGTGGGTTTGCCGCCGGGAGAAGGAATACCCTGTACTGATAAATATTTGGCAATTCCGTGTGGGGTGTTGCCTTCGAGGAACATTTTGTAAATGAGGCGGATAATTTCGGCTTCGCTTTCGTTGATAACAAGAGTG